CGCTGTTCGTAGCCATCGCCAAACTGGATCCGCTGAACGTTTGGCCGTTCCTCAAGGTCAGCCGTAAAACTTGGCGTATAAGTGAAAGTAGCCATCAGGCGAGCAAGCCTCCAGGGCGACGCTGCTTAATCAATTCTGCCTGCACTGCAGCACCAACGGCCTTGCCAAGCTGGCCAGCCTGATTGTTGTTGCCTTGTACGTTTGAGCCGCCTGCATCCACGTTCACCACCACGCTCACACCGCCGCCACCGTTAGTGGCTTGCACACCGAGGCGGCCATCCCGGCCACGGCGCAGCGGCATGATCGCCTCAGGTCCAGCTTCGCCCATCAGGCCAATGCCCTTGGCGAAGGGGAACATCGTCGGCTTATCGACGATGCCGCCACGGGCGAACTTCTGGATGCCGTTCTGGGCGAAGACGTTGCCCATTGCATTAACACCGAAGCCGACGGTCTTGCTCAGCGAGCTGGCCACGCCAAGCAATCCACCGCCACCACCGCCTGGAAACAGGCTTTGGAGAGATCGCAGCAGAGGGGCAATGATCAACATTCGAGTAACCATGCGTGTAGTTTCCTCAATGATCGATTGCGCAAATTGCTGGAAGTTGAAAGTGCCGGTGGTGGTTAGGGAGACGATTGCATCTTCCAAACCCTTGAAGGCGGTCTGAGTGACATTGCTCAGGTTGGCGCCCAGTGTCCCGATGCTTTCAATGTAGGAACCGAGGCCAGCGCGGAAGTCCTCCATTGCTGAGGTTGTTTTCTCTACAGATACATAGAACAGCTCTCCGCTCATGCCGGCCTCGAAGCCGGCGCCCTTTAGCTCCTTGAATTTCTCGATGAGCGCATTGGTTTCTTGAACTTGCAGCTTCTGAATCTCAACCGATCTGGTGCGCTGGATATTGGCTTGCTGTTCACCGCTCAGTGCTTCGCGTAATGCTTTGTCAGCATTGGCGATTACCACTCGGCGCTTTTCGGCATATTCCAGTTGGATCTTGCGCATTGGATCCATTTCCCTTTCAATCTGCAGCTCAGCGCGGGACTGCTTCAATGCGTTAGCTGAATCAAGCAACGCATCACGCCGACGCTTGGCTTCATCATCTGCCTTCTTTTTCCCACCGTCGCCTGTACGCAAGCCACTCAGATCCGGTGTCGTGCCGGGCGGAGGTGTCGGGATGTTGGGCATCGTGAGCGCTCCCGAGATGCCGGTGCCGATTTTCTTCATCAGATCATCAATCAGCTTGCTGAGACTGACGGCCAACCCCAAGCCGACAGCACCGCCGCCGATCACACCAAGCGCTTTCGCTTGCGCAGGTCCAGGAGTCTGCAGGCCAGCGATCAAGCTAAGCACTGCGGCGCGTGCTGTTTGCACTGCAAGTGTTGCCCGCTCGATGCTAAGCATTCCAAGCATCACCACGCGCAGCCCCTTCATTGCGTTGGTAAAGGCCGTGATATTGGTTGCAATAAAAACGCCAGCGGTCACACCGCCGAGTACCACCATCGTCTTGATCAATCCAGCCGCCACCTGCTGGAGTCCTGCTGCGCCGCCGATCGCCTTGTAGAACTCGCCTGCAAGATTGCCGACGAAGGTGATCGCCTGCGTGAGCACGCTCACCAATCCACTCATCACCGGCAGGAGTGCTGATCCGACCTGCACGGTGAGCACAGTGATCTGTGCCTTCATGATCCCGAGTTGATCGTTGAACGCATCAGCTTTGTCGGCGAAGTCGGGACCGATGCCGAGGCCAAATCGCTGGATCTCCTTACTGCCGAGGTTCAAAATCGGGATCAGCTCGGCGCCAGCTTTGCCGAAGATCTTGATCGCCAGTGCTGCCTTCTCCGGTCCATCACGCAACTGAGCAAAGCGATCGGCTACATCAAGAAACACCTTGTCGGCTTTGCGCAGCGTGCCATCGGCCTCAGTGGTGCTAACGCCGATTGTCTTAAACGCAGCAGCAGCCGCCTCCGTGCCAGTAGCCGCAGCCACCATGTTTTTATTCAGGAATGTCAGTCCCTTCGCCACACCCTCGAGGCTGCTGCCCGATAGCTCGGCCGCTACCTTGAACTGCCCCAGCGTCTCCACACCGACGCCAGTGCGCTGCGACAGGTCGCGCATATCGTCTGCCAAGTCGATCGCCGACTTCGCCAACGCCACCACACCGCCAGTAACTGCCACAGCGGCCAAACTCTTGAGGCCGGTGTAGAGCAGGTTGGTCGCCATGCTGGCGTTCTTGATGCGCCCCTCAAGGCCTTGCATCGAGTTGCCAAGCCGCCGGATATTGTTCTCACCCGCCACGTTGGCGGTGATCTTCAGCATGGCCTCCATGTTCATTGCCATGGCTATGCCCCCTGCTTATTGATCACCGTCATCGCTGCGGCCTCCATCACTTGAAGATCCTCCAGCAGCGCACGCGGTTCCTCTACGTCGTACAGCTTAAACAGCCAACGCACCGCTGCATAGTCCAATCCGATCACGCCACTCATTGTGGTGCGCCACTGCGTCTGCACACGGAGGAACATCTCGACCACCAGCCAGTTCTCCGGCAGGATCCCAAAGTCTTCATCCGGTGGCGGTGGCAGATCCGGCAGATCGAAGCCAAAGGCCGCGGCATCGTCGGCGGTTTCGTCCACAACGCCACCGCCTGCCCAATGCTCAGCGGCCTCGATCAGTTTTTTCGCTTAGCTCCCTGCAGGCTCTCGAAGTAGGCCACCGTGATGGCGCTCGCGAGCATCGGCACATCGAGCAACTGCTCCAGTGCCTTCTGGCTGAAGGGCACATCCTTGCCATCGCCATCGGTCACACCAGACCAGCCGACCAGCACCTCGGCTGCGAGATCAGCATCGGTAATCTCCTCGGTCTTGATCTGTGCGCCGATCTCCGTAATCCGGGACTGGCTCAACCGACGAAACTCCCCGTCGAAGGTCTGCCGTTGCATACGGCCACCGTCGACGGGGATATCAAATGCGATCGGCCACGAGTAGGTGTCCGACTGCTTAAGAACAAACGCCAAGGTCAGGTAAAGGCAAGACTGAACTCATCATTGCCCGAACTGGTCGGAACCGCAATAAACGGCATGTTCAGCATCTGCACGCCATCCTGATCCGAATAGGTCAGGTTGCCCAGATCGGACTGGGCAGTGGTCACCGTGGCGATGTTGCCGCCGGTCGTGCCGTGCTGGAAGGTGATGCTGCCAGTGCTGCTGCCGGTAGCGATCGTGAAGAAGTCCTTGGCCGTGATGGTCGGAGCTTCGATCACGATGGTGCCGCTGGGTGCCCGGTTGGTGATCATGATCTCCTTCGAGCAGCCGACCAGCTCGCGATAGATCACGTCGTTGGCCATGTTGAAGTTGTAGCTCTGCAGGCAGCCGCTGTAGGAGAAGGCGGTGAAGTTGGTGGTGTTGCCCTGCTTGAAGATCAGCGGGGTGGCCTGGTTGGCGTAGGTCGGGGTGGGCAGCGTCTCATCGGTCGGGGCGTTGTAGATGCCCGTCATGGTGAAGCTGATCACGGGCACCTGGCCAACCTCCCCGGAAATCTCAAAACTTCCGCGGCAGCCGGTCAGCTTGTGGCGAATGCCATCCTCGTGGTAGTGGATGGTGCAGCTCTCGAAGCCAGTGCTCTCGGGCGCGTAGGTGGCGCTGGTGCTGGTCACCAGCGTCTCAGACAGGCCGCAGCTACGCAGCACCGGACCATAGGCAGGAGCGGTGCCAGCGGTGCCAGAACCAGCCAGCTCCACCTCGAAGGTCACCTCGACCCTGGTCTGCGCCAGCAGTTGATCGGCTTGCCCCATGTAAGGGCGCACCAGATCGCGGTTTACGGTCTCAGCGACCAGCGGCTGAATCTCGAGGTTGCGCACCAAGATGGCATTGCTCGAGCCGGTCGGGCTGGAGTCAGTGGCGTAGGTGGTTTCAATCTTCGCCAGGATCAGGCGCCGGCGCGTCAGAACTGATGCCATCGGTGGCTACCTCAGGTTGGGGGTGGGGAGCCGGCTGAGTTCGCTCGATGAGCTTTCGCTTGCCGGTTTTCTTGTCGACCAGATAGCTGCCGCCCTGGCCTTTGTGTTCGTCCATCATCGTAGCTACTACGGACTCTGCGCCAAATTAGCGACTCGAGTCCGATACTTCACCACGTAGTCGCAGGAGATCACACCAGATGGCTGGTCTGCCTCCTGCATATCGAAGCTAACTCCAGTCGGTTGTACGTCGTAGGCATGGCCTCCGACCGTCAGATCTGCCATCACTTTCGCGTGCAAACTCTCCACGATCGGATCAGCCACTTGGTCTGGGATGTTGCCACGCACGATCACCGCAATGCGCACGGTGAGCGTCCAGTCCAGCGTCGGGGTGCTGGTCAACTGCACGCACACATCATTGATCGGCTCGACCACGATGGCCGGCAGCTCGCCCCTAGCCAACGGTTCCACCCTGCTGCGATAGATCCTCGTGCTCACGCCGCTAGTGCCCGTCAGCGCCGTGCGGATACCAGCCAGGATCGACTCGCGCTTCGTTGTCATGCCGATGCCACCTGCACCACTGTGCAAATGATGCCCGGAATCCCCGGATGCGCGAACGGACTGGTGGCCGCGGCCTCAGCGTGGATATATGCAGCTGCGTTGCTGGTCGCCCAGATCAGCTCGATGTAGTCCGCCGCCGCCAACTTGAGGATGAAGTTCACCGTTCCGATCACATTGCCGTCGATACCGCCATGCCTGGCAATGATGCTGAACTTGCTATCGCTATCGGCCACATTACCACTAGCGCCATTGTCGTTCTTGCGGAGCCACACGTTGACATCATGGATGCTGTTGTCAGTATTGCTGAACTGGATCGAGAACGTAAAGCTGTAGATCCCCGGATGGTCAACCGTGATCCGGCTATTGGAGATCACATTGATGCCACGGTTGTCTAGGTCGTTCTTCCGCAACAGGATCGACGTTGGCGTATTAGCTGTTGCCGTCTGCGACGTTGTATCCCAGAACGAACCCCAGTTCGCGGGACTGCTGAAATACGGCAGCGTATTCCACGCGGTCCTGCCGTCACCGATCTTCAGGTTGCCGGTCTGACTTTCAAGGCCAGGCTCTCCTGCCATCAGCACAGGATTCTGTGCTGCCCACTGGCTCCGTGTGTTGACCTTGAAGGGACCGCTCATGTCTTCTGAATCCCGAGCTGAACGAACTTGCCGTCGTCA